CGCTTCAATAACTCTCCAAAAGGTGCAAATCAATCCAAATCAGTTCAAAACGGACATACATCAATCCACATTGATGCAGATTCTCCTTTTATTAGTCCAGGTCAGCCGGGGGCTAATTGAAGAAGGCACTTAAAGGGGCAACCAAGCCGCGCTTGCAGAATGCGCCGCTAAAAGGAAAGTCCAGGCTACCTGAGGTCAAGAAGTTCCTTGATGATCTAAACCTTACGCTGCTGCCTTGGCAGGAATATGTGCTTAAGGATTTGCTGGCAATAGATAAGGCTGGTAAATGGCGTAGAAAGACAAGCTTGCTGCTAGTAGCACGTCAAAATGGTAAAACACACCTAGCACGTATACGCATCCTTGCCGGTTTGTTTGTTTTTGGCGAAAAGAATATAGTGGCTATGTCATCTAACAGGGGTATGGCTTTAGATACCTTTCGCAAGGTAGTTGAAGTCATTGAGGATAACCCAATGTTGATGGCTCAGGTAAAGCAAATCCGCGTGGCTAATGGTCAGGAATCAGTAGAGCTTCTTAATGGGGCTAGATATGAGATAGTCGCGGCAACAAGAGATGGTAGCCGTGGTAAGACCGCGGATTTGCTATACATTGATGAGTTACGTGAGATTGATGAAGATTCTTGGACAGCTGCTAAGCCTATTACTAGGGCTAGGCCAAATAGTCAGATATTTATGACTAGTAACGCCGGGGATGCCTATTCAAGCGTATTGAATGACTTACGATCTAAAGCATTGTCATATCCACCCCCTACAATGGGTTATTGGGAATATAGCGCGGATGATTTTGCCAAGATAACCGATAAGAGCGCCTGGTATCAGGCTAACCCAGCATTGGGCTACCTAATTGATGAATCAACCATTGAAGAAGCAATAGCCACATCTAGCGTTGAAGCTACGCGCACCGAAACCCTTTGCATGTGGATTAGCGCGCTTAAATCGCCATGGCCACATCAAGCATTTGAGGATTTAGGCTTTGCTGAACTAAAACTAGAGCCAGGCAGGCTGACTATATTTGGCATGGACATATCGGTTAATAAAAAGATGGCAAGCCTAGTTGCTGGTCAGATTATGGATGATGGCAAGGTTGGCGTGGGTGTCATAGCCCAATTTGAAAGCCAAGTAGCCATAGATGAACTTAAAATGGCTATTGAAGTCAATGAATGGGCTAAGCAATACAAACCAAGGATGATTTGCTTTGATAAGTACGCCACCATGAGCGTAGCTGAGCGGTTAAGCCAATCAGGCCACAAAATACAGGATATGTCTGGAACTGTGTTCTATCAGGCTTGCTCTGATCTATATGACAGCATAGTAAACGCTAGGATTGTTCATGCAGGCCAGCAAACCTTAGTAGATAGCATGAATAACTGCGCGGCTAAGGAATCGGATGCCGGTTGGCGTATCGTGCGCCGTAAGTCGGCTGGGGATGTGTCAGCTGCCATCTCATTAGCCATGGTCGTGCATCAATTGTTAAAGCCACAAAGCAAACCGCAAATCTATGTCTAAAATGCTAGATATGTCCGTTTTGTGTGCTATCATTAAACGATGGGTCTACTAGATCGTTTTCGCCCTGCAAAAATAGAGGCGCAACTTGCACCGCCGTTAATGACGGATTCTTTTAATTATTTTTTACCATTAGCATTTAATCCAGTAGGCAGAGAAGAAGCTATCAGCGTACCTTCAGTTGCTAGGTGCAGAAACCTTATTGCTGGAACAATCGCAACGTTCCCACTTTGCTTATACAAAAAAAGCACAGGCGAAAAACTAGGCAAGCCATTATGGCTAGAGCAACCAGCTACAGCGCAACCAATATCTGTAACATTAGCTTGGACAGTAGATTCACTATTATTTTTTGGCGTTGCATATTGGCGCGTAACTGAAACTTATTTTGATGATGGCAGGCCAGCAAGATTTGAATGGATTGCACCAGGTCGCGTTTCATTTGATAGCGATCCTGTAAGCCAATACATAACACGCTATTACATTGATGGCAAAGAAGTGCCTATGTCTGGCCTTGGCTCATTAATTACATTCCAAGGATTAGATGAAGGCGTATTAGCGCGTGGCGCAAGAACTCTACGTGCTGCAATTGATTTAGATAAATCAACAAGCGTTGCAACTGCAACCCCAATGCCTTCAGGTGTTATCAAGAACACCGGTGCAGATTTAAGCAAAGAAGAAGTAGACGGCATATTAGCCGCATGGAAGTCGGCACGATCACAGCGCGCAACAGCCTATCTGACAAGCACTTTAGATTACGTGCCGACTAGTTTTAGCCCTAAGGACATGGGCTACGTTGATCTAATACAAAATATGAGTACGCAAGTAGCACGTTTAATGAATGTACCTGCATATTACATAAGCGCAGATATGAATAACAGCCTTACGTATTCTAACGTTCAAGATGAGCGTAGGCAGTTTGTTTCTCTATCTCTAGCGCCTTACTTGCATGCCATTGAAGGCCGACTAAGTATGAATGACATTACAGCATCAACTAACATTGTTAAGTTTGATGTAGAGGATGCTTTCTTAGCAGTAAATGCAATAGAAAGATTAACTGTAATTGAGAAACTGTTATCACTTGGTTTAATTACAGTAGAACAAGCCATGGAAATGGAAAACCTATCACCGAATGGAAACGAAAATGCACCTAACATTTACTAGCGATTTAGAATGCTCAATTAGTGAGCGCACCATCTCTGGCAAAATTGTGCCGTTTGATGGTGAGATTGGGCAGACATCTGCTGGCAAGGTTGTATTTGAAAAAGGATCTATTGAGATTCCAGATAGCCCTAAGCCAAAACTTTTGCTTGAGCATGATGCAAAGAAGCCAATTGGCCGCATGGTGTCTTACAGAGAAGATGAAGACGGCATGTATGCCACATTTAAAATTAGCAACACGACACGCGGAACAGATGCATTAATTGAAGCATCTGAGCAACTACGTAGCGGCCTATCAGTTGGCGTTGAAGTCATTGATGGCAAGCGCGAAAATGGCGTATATCGTGTACTAAAAAGCAAGATGGAAGAAACAAGTCTTGTTCAAGCTGCTGCGTTTAAAAGCGCGGAAGTTTTGAGCGTTGCTGCATCTGAAGATGATGCTGCAAAAGAAATAACAACCCAAAACGAAAGCGAGGCCGTTGTGGAAGACACAACAAACGCCGTAGCCGTTGCGCCTGAGGTTGAAGCCCCTGCGGTGGAAGCTTCGCGCCCAACAGTTACAGCACCAATTTATGCCAAGCCACGTTTAGAGTTTACCAAGGCTAAGTACCTTGAAAACACTCTACGTGCAAAGTTCCTTGGCGATGAAGATGCAGCGATGTATGTTCGCGCTGCCGATAACGAAACAACTACTGCGCCTGGCATGGTTCCAACACGTCAGCTAACAGAGGTTATTAACCCATTATCAAATGCAGACCGCCCTTACGTTGATGCAATTTCAAGAGGCACACTACCTGATGCAGGTATGACATTTGAGATTCCAAAAATTACAGCAGTACCAACTGTTGACCAGATTGATGAGAATCAGGCAATTGCAGATTCACAATTAACCGCTTCATATCTCAGCGTATCTGTCAAGCCTTTCAAAGGTCGCGCAATTACTACTGTTGAGCTTATTGATCGTTCAAGCCCTGTTTTCTTTGATGAGCTTGTACGTCAAATGGAGTTTGCTTATGCAAAAGAAACTGATGGCTTTGTCCAACAGGGTCTTGCATCAGGTGGCGTTCTAAACGCAACTGCAACAACTGAAGACAAAGACGGATTGCTTACCTTTATCTCAACAGCAGCAGCAGCAATCTATAAGGGAACACTAGGCTTTGCACGTAATCTTGTCGTATCTCCAGAACAATGGGCAAAGATTATGTCTTACAATGATGGTGGCCGCCCAATTTACATTGCAGCTAACCCACAGAATGCTGGCGGAGCAATTTCACCAGATTCAGTACGTGGAACAGTTGCAGGTCTAAGCCTTTATGTAGACCGCTTAAACACCGGAACTGGTAATACTGGTCTAGGTGATTATTCAATGGTTGCAATCAATCCAGATGCGTATCAATGGTTTGAATCACCACGCTTCCAGCTACGCACTAACGTAAACAGCGATGGAACAATTGACTTGCTGTACTACGGATATGGTGCATTAGCTACCAAGGTTGGCGCTGGTGCAAACTGGTTCAACAAGTCCTGATCTAACTAACTAGATCGTAGAGTTACCCCGGCGCACAGCCCTTGCGCCGGGGCTAACATTAGAAAGGAAAGACAATGCCTGCAACATACGTAACTGAAGCGGAACTTCGTTCTGCCCTTGGCATTGGTGCTTTATACAGCTCAGCAGTAGTGGAAGAATGCTGCCAAGCAGCAGAAAACGTTGTAAAAAGCAAATTGTGGTTTAATACAGTTTCGGTAGTTGCTACAGAATTAACCAACAATTTAGCGACACTTTACACAAACGTACCGCATCAATTTAGCATCGGGCAGACAGTTACAGTTACGCACAGCGGTGCGACATTTAATGGATCACAAACGATAACCGATACAGGCTCATACACAATTACTTTTGCGCTAGTAGCAGCAGATCAAATTAAGTTTCAGTTACAACCTTTTGGGTCAGTTACAGGTGCAAACACATTTCATAATTACGC